TAAAACGAAATGCAGTTTATATTGTTGCGGTGTTGGTGATATTAATAATACTTATAATTTACTATGTATGGGTGGTTAAATCTTCTTTGTCCTATTGCAGAGCAGATGTTTCCACCGCGCTGGAAAAACTCGCGAAATGCATAGAAGCCCAACAATCGGCGAATGGAGATTTAGTCGCAGCAAATGCCAAAATAACATCTCTGAATGCACAAATAGCATCTCTAGATGCTGCTGTGCAGCAAGCAAATACTACGCAACAACAAGCGCTCGCTACTTTGCGCAATCAACTCATCGCAGAAAAAGACGCCGCCGTGGCCGCTGCAGTCGCCGCTCAAAAACAGTTAGATGCTGCAAATCTCGCCACTCAAATCGCGGCAAAGGATGCCGAATGTAAGGCTGCTATACTTGCTGCTGTTACCGCTGCACAGAATGCCGAGACAGTGAAATATCAATCGCAATTATCTGCGCAAAAATCAAACTATGAAACCCAAATAGCATCATTGCAATCTCAACTGCAAAATTTGCAATCCCAAAATAATACTGTGTCAGCCGAATCTAGCACGTATCAAACACAAATATCTACACTTAACAATCAAATAACAACGCTGAATCAGCAAATAACTCAACTACAATCTTCTGCGGCCGCTGATGCATCTTGCACCGATTTAGTTAATCAATTACAATCACAATTATTAGCAGTGCAGACGTCATCTGCACAACAAATATCTGCACTCAATTCGCAAATAACACAATTACAATCTGCTAATACTCAAATAAGCAAGCAATTAACTGATTGCAATGCTGCCGCGAGTAGTGCGGCCGTTGCTTACCAAACTCAAATTGATGCGCTCAAAACTGCAAAAACGAGTCTGGAAAATCAATTATCAGTTCTTTCCACTACCAAAACCACTCTCGAGGGTCAGCTTGCCGCAATGCAAACGCAATTAACTTCTACCCAAACAAGCCTCGCCACGGCCAATACGGATAAAACTAATTTGCAAACGCAATTATCCGCAACGCAAACACAATTGGCAAGTACTCAAACTCAATTATCTACATGCTCTTCAGAATTATCATCATCACTCGCATCGTCGGCCGCAAGCACAACGCAGCTCTCTAACTTGCAAAATCAAGTAGCAACATTGCAAACACAACTGACTGCCGCCCAAAATCAAGTTTCCAGTTTGCAATCTCAGCTTACAACGACGCAGCAGCAACTTGCCACATCGCAAAATTCTTACACTACATTGTCCACGAATTCTTCGGCGCAAATTACAAGTTTGCAAAATCAGGTTGCGAGCCTGCAATCACAGCTCACGAATACGCAGACGCAACTTGCCACAACGCAATCGCAACTCACTTCAGTGCAATCGCAGCTTACTTCAACTCAACAGCAACTTGCCACCAGTAATACCAAATATACAGATTTACAAACGTCTAGTACTGCGCAAATAACCAATTTACAATCTCAACTTACTGCATCGCAAACGCAATTCGCCAATTTGCAAACGTCGTCAAGCGCGCAAATTACAAATCTGCAATCACAGGTGTCTACCTTGCAAACTCAACTGCAAAACACGCAGACGCAACTCGCAAGCACGCAGACGCAATTAACGACTTTGCAGACGTCATCGAGTACGCAAGTGTCTACATTGCAAACACAATTGCAAAATACGCAAACACAACTCACCAGTACGCAAACACAACTCACCAATTGCACATCAACGCAGACGGCATCAGCAAGCACAACCCAGCAACAATTGACAGATTTGCAAAACCAATTAGCAACTACACAAACACAATTGGCCGCCGTGCAAAGTCAACTAACCGCTGCAAACACGTCACTGCAGAACACACAGGCAACGTGTGATGCGAAAATCGCCTCGTTAACGTCAGAGGCTGCAACAAACGCCACACTTATTCTATCGCTTAATAATCAAATTACTGCACTGAAAAACGATAAAGCCGCTCTTACCCAGCAAGTGGGGGATCTTACTTCTCAATTGGCCGCAATACAAACGGAGAAAAATAATACTATATCCAGTTTGCAGTCGCAGATTGTTACTTTGCAGTCGCAATTAGCTGATTTAACTGCGCAAAAAGATGCATCTTTGCAGTCCCTTGCCACTTGTATGGCCGATAAGCAAGCTTTACAGACATCTCTTTCTACGGCGCAAACATCTATTTCATCTTTGCAAACGCAAATTGCCAATCAAACAACCTCTTATAATACGCAGGTGGCGAGTTTGCAGTCGCAAATTACGTCTTTGCAATCACAAATATCATCTTTGCAAACACAGCTGCAGAAAGCCGCAAGCGATTACCAAACGGCTGTAAATTATTATACAGACAAATTGAATAACACTATCGCGGACTATACAGCACAATTAGCGGCACAAAAATCGGCTTGCGATTCGAAGATTTCTACGCTTAATGCCATGATTACGCAGTTGCAAACTGATAAAAACAACCTTTCCGCACAAATTACTACACTCAATGCTCAAATAACATCCCTTAATGGCCAAATAACTACATTAACTACAAAAGTAAATACTCTCAGCGCTACTGTAACTGATCTGAATAATCAAATTGCCATTTTGAATAACCAACTCACAACTGCAAATGTATTATTCAACACATACAAACTGCAATATACACAACAAATAGAGGGGAAAAACTTAACTGCAGCGAAATGTATAGCATACGGTGGAATTGTGGATCCATTGACAAAATTTTGCAGATATCCGAAAGAATGGTATCATAATGATCAACCGCTGGAGACTCAATGTGGATCTGCTACCGACTATGCTCCTAATGGCGTTTGTTTTAAATTCCCCGATAGCAAAAAATTCTTATTGAATGGACCAATTGCATCCCCCCTCGCAGCCATATTGTCTATGCCAGATGGAACACAATATTATAGATTACTTAGTATGGGAGGATATGCCGTGGATCATATACCGAATACTGATTTATATAGACTATTCGTGTAAATATATATTATGTAATAATATGTCAGAAGCATTGGACACACACAATTACGATGGAAAATGGGAAGAGGAGTTAAAAGAAGTTAATGAAAAGTATGAACAATTCATCAAAAAATACAACACATTTACTGCTGAGATGGGAGAAATAGATATTATTGCATTGTCAACCAGCGATAATGTAATGAAAAATCAAGCGGTGATGTGGAGAAATACTATTTTGGCAGGTAATGCGGCAGATCCTGCTAATAATGTGTGTCCAAGAGAAATATTACAAAAAATAGAAAAATGCATACACATAAGAATTTGTTTAGCGGGGTTGGCAAAAAATATATGTGAATTGTATTCGGTGACGAATTCTTCTGTAATCGATGAAATGAACTCCGCGAATGTTAGCATGATCAATTCTTACGTAGAACAATTAGCGGATATATCAAACGGATCATGTATTCAAGGACAAACTACTAGATTATTTCAGATATTTTCCGCATTGTTATAATTACTTTGTAAGATAAACATGTAACGGCATGCTGACGAATCAACACTTGATTGCTGTAAAATATATTTTTTCCAATGAAGTTGCATTCTGTGCACCAAAATACGCAATGATCGGCATCGATTACATGTCGGCGTAAATTTGTAATACCATCGAACATATCTCCACAATATCGGCATATGCAATTTTCTGTAAATTTCAGTGCTTCGTTATTATTCCGCGCACATAACCTACCTTCGACATTATTGTTTAAGTGACTCACAAAATCATTCACGCATGAAAACTCTACGTGGCAATATGCACACTTTCTCTTCTCAGGCATTATTCGGCCAATACAATTTGAAGTACTTTGGCATATACTCGCAATCATCGGGCCTTCACAGAACTTGCATTCGGTCGGCTGCATATCGGCGTTAGCTCAATACAACATTACAAACAACTGATTCAATATTTCTTGCTGCGCAAGAACGCTCGCTAGGATTTGATCGCTCTCGCTCGCTACGCTCGCCACGATCAAATCCGTTGCTTCGCGTGCTTAAATGTTTTGCACATAAAATCGGCTATGTAACAAAGGACGAAACTTCGTGTATGTCACTACTATAAGCGAATTTTTCGAACAAATGTTATGCTACATAAATCATATTCAAATTTGAAATAGCATAGATATGATTTAAATACAGTATATTCATAGCCCGTTAGCGCAATGAATGCCATATTATCCCAACGGGGTATTATCATACCAAAAGTCGATATTGAACAATATTTCGGTAATGATATGCAGAAACTGCTGACTAAAATGACAATCAAAACAAGAGTGAAAGTTGGTCCGCCGAAAGTAGCCAAACTATACAAATATGAATGGGAAGAAGGAGAAATTATTAGAAATGGCAAGATAATAAAACTAAAATCGCAAGTGATTCATATCCCGCGAGGATATTTGAAGAATATGGTTGCGACTGGTGTTATTAAACACGCAGACATTATGCTCCCACCCGGAAAGATTCTTTCTCCCGCCTCTGCAACATTTGCCGCAGAACTTGAAAACAATCAAAATGTGGTTGTGGAGAGGCTAATGCAAGACGTTTTCACACCAACGCAAGCCGCTAACGGTACAGCATGCTGTACACTGAATCTGGGCGCTGGAAGGGGCAAAACATTCATTGCCGCAAGTATAATTTCAAAAATATCCCGTGCAGCATTATATTTCATACCAAATTCATCCATCCTTTCGCAAACAATGGAAGCAATGAAGATATGCCTTCCTAATGCCGTAGTTGAGTTTTATGGAGATGTGAAAGATAGCTCTCTCTCTGCCGCAAAGAAACTATACCGCGTGCATTCAGCCGCCGCAAAAACAAAAACTAGTGCGAATGCGAATCCGTTAGCAATTGCATCCATGGTAACCGCAAACGCAGAGAAGAAAGAATGGATAGCAAATAAATATCATCAATTAATGTTAGAGCGCATGAAATCTATTGATGTATGTGTAGTGATTATTAATTCGGCAATGATGCTAGATGAAGATTTCTTTGCAAATTTCGGTTTGATGATATTTGATGAAGTGCACGAATATTGTGGAAAAGAACGCGCGAAAGTCTTCTGGAAATGCCAAGCGCCTTATATGCTCGGAATGTCCGCAACAACAGATGAACATATGTACGGATGGGATAAAGTTTATTATATGCACGTCGGAGAAGTAATTCATGCAAAGGCAATGCCTGGATACGATCCCGACGAAGTCAAGTTTAAGGGGTCTGTGAAGATAATAAAGTATCATGGCCCACCTGGATTTACGGAAAATAAAATAAGTCCGGCTACGGGGATGTTATTCGCCCCTGATATGCATTTACAGGCCATGAATGATACTTGCCGTAATATGTTGATTATTTGCGAAATCCTGCTTTTGTATCTTGATACACAATGCGAAAGAAATATATTCGTATTCTTTGAACGCAGAGAACACGTGCAGAGAATTGTAAATATGATGCGGAATAAAGAGGTTCTGAGATTAGCTGCCCGAATATTGTCGGCGGAACCATACCGAATCCAAACACCGAACAATATAGAGGCTGAGGGTGATGAGCTTGTATTCGCACCAGAGATCGATATGATGCGAGGTGGCTCAAAGCAGGAAGAAATTTATAGAGCGATGAAATCACGAATTATTGTTACAACATACGGATATTCCAAAACCGGTGTTTCTATAATTAGGATGAATTCATTGATTATTGGCACTTCTAGAAAAAGTAAGTTTAAACAAACATTAGCCCGTTCCATGCGGTTAAGGAGTGATTATTCTATCGAGCGTAAATTCGTTGATATTGTGGATTGGGATACGGCTATCAAAGCACAGCATTACGAGCGCCGTAAAGCATATGCATTTTATGAATTTACTTTGAGTTCCGTGGACATCAGCTGGGAATTGTTTAAAGACGTAGCCGACCTCGCCTCACTGCAAGAATACACCGCAGACACGGAGCCTACGATTCTTCCACTCGCTCTTAGCTAGTCCGTCGCTTCGTGGGGATCTTATGACCTGAATTTTTTTCTTGTTGTATTATGTGGTTAGTATAAGCCACAAAGCGATGGATTTGAGCGCTGCGAGCGATAGCGAGCAAGAGCGCTCAAATCCAAGCGAGTGCCGCATAGCGCCCTACGGGCGCGTATTGCGAGAAAATTGAATTAGACGTCGGTAATGATGTATTATAACAGCTGATATTTATGCACTCGCATTAATTTACATAAATTGATAAACAATGCCTAAGGTCGATCATTGCATAATAAAAAGAAGCAAAGCGGGATATTATCGCGTCATACTAATGGATTCGTCAGACAACAAGATAAACACAATAGAATTATTGTCGAAGAAAAAAGCAAAAGACGAATGCAGACGGATTTATCAACGCATAGGCAAAACTGTGGCGTTATCCGACAGCGACTGATAAAAAATATATCCATGCGCATGAATATGGTATGCATATTCCGCGCTATTATTTTTTGCCCTCATCTTGTTCGCATCCGTCACTATACGTATTCCTTGGATACATATCCACAGAATGAGATTCATTTTGAATAGACGTTTTTGCATCCTTAATGGATTCTTGCAAATGTTCCCATCGGGCAAGTTGCTGTTCGCGTTTTGAATTAAAATTATATGGTTTGTCTAAAGAATCGCTCACAGAATTACTGAGCCCAAATTCTTTTTCGAGAAAATCTTTATGTGAACTTTGAGAATATTTGCTCTCGATACCATAAATGACATTTATTTTCTCACAGATAATATCCTCGCTATTGTTACCAAACGCAATGGTTTTAATGATTATGTAAATGGCTCCAGCAATGTATGCTCCAACTTCATCCGATGAATATGCGAAAACTCCATTTGCTATAATAAAAGCTCTTGAAGCAGTGCCGAAAAATACGTGACTATCAGTTGCATCAAGGTTTTTGTCAGCGATATATGGATTTCTTCTATACAAATTATATTTGTCGTTTCCAGGCGGAAGTAACGCTCGCAATTCACATAAACGCGAAATAATTTTCGCTTTATCTTCCGAGGTAATTAAACTATCCTTATTTTTGACATCGCTCACAATTTTTCGTTCAAATTCTCGAAAATCAAACTTATGATATGGAGTAAGTGCAAATGGGATATAATATCGAATATTTCTAAAATAATCGGTGGAATCATTCGATAATGCGGTCTCTGCTGATTTGAGGGCGTTAACAAGTCGCCACCTAAATGAATTAAACATGATATTCGTATATTGTTGCTGTGTGTAATATCTTATTCACACATATCCGGGATTCAATTTTTTCGGCAGAATTTATACAGACATGAGAAAAAATAAGCCTATATTATATGTGTCAAAAAACAAAATAAAAATAATTAATTCGCCTTAGAGTTTCTCAATAGGCAGCATTCCTACATCTCCCTTGTGAATAAATAGCTGAAAATGCCTAACATTCCCTACGCTTTTATTTCCAGGCAGATTTTCGAACATAATGAATTTAACCCAATGGCCCGCCAATGTTTGTATATATTCGCGAGCAAATGCGTATGCGACTGGTGTATCCGCCGCATCATCTACAATGTACATAAGGGGGTTTATCCAAACAACCAAATGCAAAACGTTATCATCTATGTTATATGGAAAATCGTTTTTTGTAACAATCAACTGCTGATTTGTATGATTAGTTATCATTCTATTCATTACATCCTGCTCTATTGTAGTTCCACGCTTTTTGAGAGCGCCTAAATATCCTCCATATCTCTTTTGGACTGTTTTCGTCCGCGGCAATGCCCTATCAATAGGAGGGTTGTTGTCATATTGCAATAAATCTTCCCAAGATAATTTCTCTTCGGGTGCGGACGATTGCATGTTTGTTTATATCTCGCTTATCTAATGTACGCTATAATCAAATTTAAAATTTGAATCTTCTGTGAAATATACATACTATACACTGCTTCCATTCATCACATCACAAAATGAACAAATTCAGCATATCTATAATAGCATGCACTGACATGTATGGTGGAATCAGCAAAGACAACAAAATCCCATGGAAGTGCCCTGTAGATATGAAATGGTTCGTAAACAATACGCGATCGACGAAAAAGAATAGAAAGATAGTTATTATGGGACGCAAAACATTCGAATCTATTGGAAAAGCGTTACCCGAAAGAATCAACATCGTTGTAAGTGCAAGCGCGTTTTCGCCTAATGATATGCTAGCCGCGGCAGGTGAAGGAGTGTTATATGTAAAGAGCTTCGCGGCAGCAATTGAGCGTGCAAAATTAATGTATGAAAATTCCCAAGAGTCATCGGCTCCTGTTTCGGATGTGTTTGTAATCGGTGGTGCAAGGTTGTTTCGCGATGCAATTGTTTCTCCATATCTTGATAAATTGTTAATTGGAATCATTACCGATCCGGCAGGAGTTGCACCCGACACTGTTCGCGGAGGGTATGATTGTGATGTGTTTATGTTCGGAGATAAAGAAGATACGCAAGAAATGATGCGAAAAATATTCATCGAATTCATACAGCTTACTGAAAATAAACAACTGGTTGATGTATGGCCGAATGTTGACGCGGTGAATGATTTCGCGCCGCCGCAAAAGAAATTATTAACGCATTTCGAATTTACACGTCGTGATAACCCAGAAGAGATGAAATATTTATCATTAGTTAATAAGATTATGAGAACCGGTACATTAACTCCAACCAGAACTGGAATACAAACCGTCAGTGTATTTTCTAAAAAATTAAAATTTTCACTTACAGATGGCAATAAACAATCACAATTTTTAACAGGACATGTTGTAAACATTATCGGAAGAAAGTTGCTGCCACTTTTAACTACAAAACGCATCCCGTATATTACTGTTTGCAATGAGCTTATTTGGTTCATTCGCGGAGATTATAATGTTAAATTCTTGCATGAAAAAGGGGTTAAAATATGGGATGGTAATACTTCCCGTCAATACTTGGATTCAAAGCAACTTACAAATTATGCGGAAGGAGAAACTGGACCTATTTATGGCGTGCAGTGGAGAGGGTGGAATACTCCAAATGGAAGCAAGGTGGATCAACTCGCCGAATTGATTAATGGCATAATGATCAACCCTTATTCACGTAGACATGTTTTAACAGCATGGAATGTTGCCGATATTGATAAAATGTGTTTGCCCCCGTGTCATTTAATGTCTATTTGGAAGGTAGATGCAGACGAATCAGGTGCGCCGACCTATTTATCTTGCCATGTATTGATGCGTTCAGCGGATATATTCTTAGGGGTTCCATTCAACATTGCAAGTTATGCGACATTAACACACCTCATCGCGGAAATTTGTGGCTTGAAAGCAAAAAAATTAGCGGTGGATATGGTTGATTGCCACATATATGAAAATCACTTGCAACAATGTGAAGAACAATTGCAACGTACTCCGATATTCTTCCCTTCGCTTGAATTCTCGGAAAATCTTATTACTCTGATTGAAGAATTTAAAAATCATGCAGCGAGTGCATCCACCGCCGCAGTCAGCGAAAACATGAATACAATGGACGTGAACGTCGGAAGAATAAAATCATTGCTGGACATAATCGGCAGGAAGATCAATGGACGCGATTTCATTCCTCGTGATTACATTTCGTGGGATGCAATCAAAGCACCTATGGCTGTGTAATGCATCTATGGATGCACGTACGCATTTGCATATGAACGAATGCTGGATGCATTGCGTAATGCATATTTTTTATTGATGATTCGAAAGAGCGATAGTAATTATCGCTAATATAATATATACACTTGGCATATACGCTTAACGCATTTATGTTTGTGACATTAATTTCGTGGATTATTATATTAGCAGTAGTAATTATTGCACTTACAGAATTATCTAAAGCATATGGGCCATTTGGATTCAATTCAAGTTATTCAATTAACTGGCAACGGCCAGCCGAAGGATTTTATTCTCCCAGCATACTTGCCGGAACATACGGGGCGGCGCAACAGGAAAATACACAAATCTTCTTCAATGTCTGCCCGTGAGGAGACGCGTAGCTAATACCTCCATAAACTCCGTCTTTTTTATGCCAAAAAATGAATACCATGAATATACATATATATAATATGGCCTTGCCTCCGCAACAAATAATCACATACACACCCTTCGACATATTATTCATAGGATCGCAAAGGTATAATATCGCCGAAGTGGTGAAAAAATGGATTATAAGCTTATTTTGCGATAATCCAAGCAAAGAATTCTGGATATCACGTGATCCAGACTTATACAACCGCATAATAGATGCTATTTGCGGAAATATACATTCATTAACCACAATGTGGTTGGCGTTGCGGAGATTGTGCAGAAGATTTAATGACATCGATATTAAAACCAAATGTATTAACCTTTCTTCCGTGAAAGCTACCGGTTTATTATCTGGTATTCTTTTATCAAACGAAAATGATCTCGCGAATGCGCATATTAGCCTCACATGTTTAAGCAGCAATCGAGGAGGCGGAAGGAGGTTATTATGCAATTTATGCGGAGAAATTTATTCGTGGAAACATTCCCCTGATGTAATAAAAACTGGAAAATTATATGGCCGGGATGATTATTTGCAAAATGTAAATATGCATGCAAATGTTTGTACTAAACTCATAATGGCAAAAATGCGTAATGAAAAATTATTCGAATGCAAAGACTGCTGTACTATAGTGCGGCCTGTGGCAAAAAGTGTGAGCATAATGTGGAAGATATGCCCGCTTTCAACAGGCGTTTGCTCGTTATGCAAAACAACTTGTTACGTAATAGAACTGGAAACGAAAAAAATGACAGGCGGAAATCATCAATCAAAGCATAGTTGCGATAATCTTCCCGTATGGAATTCATGTTCAGTAATGAATAAATATTGCAGGCCTAATTATTCCGATCTGAAAACTTACCAGTGGAAATGAATCGTTTGTATGCGCATAGTTTTTTATTATTAAAATTGAACTACCGCAATTAATATTATTAGATGGTGTAGTACATAATGGACATCATACCTTCAATCACACAAACATTAAATTTGTTGCTTAGAGGTGAATTTGGTGGAAAGAAAGCGGATTCAATTCCCCTTGAACACATATTTGAATGCTTAATTAATCGCTCTGCGATATTAGATCATGTAATTTATTTTATGATCGAGAATCCAAGAACAGCAGCAAATACATGGCTGACTATGCGGTTAGTTTGCAAATCCATGAACATAATATCCGGAAACTCTTTATATGTAAATTTATCTTCGATAAGATCAATGGGAGTTTTATTCACGGATGATGCATCGGGGATTAATTATTCAACACCAAAATTCTACGTATTCGCACAGAATGAATTATATATATGTAGTGTTTGCGGAACTAAAATAAGGCCATCAAAAATCCCCATGCATAAAAGGAAATGCCCTGAATTTCGTAAAATACTAAGCGGCAAACGACGGAATGCATGTAAATTATGCTTACTACAGCTGCATCCCATTTTGGTGAATAGTCCATTAGACCACGCTGCGAGTACATCATTTTGCCCCTTAAAACGTACGACGTGTGGTTATTGTTACGCTGGAACAAATAATGCTGAATATATTACATGTCACAAGGAATTGTGTGGCAATGTTGTGGACAAAAGATGCAATTTTTGCAAAGAAACATTTGCCAGATCACAAATTCAAAACCACTCTCTATCATGCATAGAGCGGTATGCACCATGTCTCATTTGCGGAGATAAAATTTATTTTAACCAAGCGAAAAAGAAAAATGAACACGACATCACTTGCAAAATATTCAGATTAAGAAAAATTAGTGAAGCGGTAAATAAGCAAATAAAGCATGTTTCACATATGTATGCTGAAATTTACATAGTTAAAGTCATACCCGAATTATTACGTCTCAATCCGCAAGTGTCGCCATACAAGATAGCAGATGAAACACAAAAAATAACATTTAGCATCAATTGGCAGAGAGACGATTTATTAAATGATGATTTGACATTCAAACTATTTAACCCAGATTATGCATCGAGAACATTACATGAACACAGAATGATTAGAAATAGTTCACCATCTTTAGTTTCCGCAGATGTTACAGCAGGTCCGTTTAAATTCGCAATAATATGCAAATTGATTGAATTACCCGGATATAAAGCAGTGTCGTACAAATATAAACACGCTGATAGTGGGAATGATGAAATAAATCTTATTGTTCATGGAATCAAATGGCCGAGGATAATTTACTGACGCGCAGGAGGATCAGTATATTCATGTAATAAGCGTTCTAATATTGCCATTCTGCGCAAGATTAATTGTTTATCGAATTCTTGTTGTGCAACGACTGCTTGCAATTCTATTATTTTTTCATATAATTTATCCATTTCTTGAAACATGATGTCATTGTGCGCATTGCCGTCATTGAAACGATATATTTCGTACAGTGCATTCATAGAGCAAACGTAATTTGTTTAGTATATTGTACGTGATTTTGTTAATCAAATAAAGTTTACCGAACTCAGCCAGTGAGCGACGGATTATCCGTAGGATAATCCTAGCGAACGTAGCGAAGGTTCTGTAGCGACCAACGGGAGCTACAGAACCGCAGCGGTGCAATCTTTCTTTAATTCTTCCAACTGATATGGTTTGAAATGTTCCTTGTATGTAGAAATGTGGTCAACAACCCGCTTACGCATCCGTTCGCGTAATTTCTCAGCAACGTCTTCATTTACCTCAATTGCCGGATCTTTGTATGATTGCCCGACTTTACGCATTTCTTCGTCATCAGACTCTACTGCGCGTTCGATTTCGCTATCCACAATATGTGCAACCTCACTAAGTATCTGATTTTTGTATTCTTCTTGCCGTTGAGCTGTTCCTACTTTAGGGTTGTAATCTTGCAAAACAAGTGATTCTAAATATCTACTCGCACGTCCGCCCGCACATACAGTTACGCCAGTATTAACGTCTATACAATCAGCAAGGGCCTTAACAATGCAATCCTTCATATTATCACTATTGTCCTGGTTATCTGGCAGATTAGTCCTTTCCCACACATATTTTAATATATTATCTTCTGTCTCTTCATATTGCGAAATGTATGCGCCTAACTTGGCCGTTTTAAGTGTTTCTCGCGCATTCAATGCAGTCGCCGTGATTATTGCGCCTCGTGCCGCCGCATCGCCTATGTATTTATCAATTTGAGATAAGACAACCGCCGCAGGTGTTTTGCTCGATGTACGTCTCAATTCGCGCAGAGTGGCTTTTAAATCTTCATTGACGGAACTGTCATGAACATTTTGCGGATCGGATGTATGAGTCACAGTAGAGGCCAGATAAGTCTTGGCAAAATCTTCTTTATTTTGGGTTGCATTGGCGGCTACTGCAAGACGTTCTTCGCGCAAATTCTCACCCGCTTCATATGCCCCCATTGCCATCATTTGAAATGGTGGAATAACTGGCGCCCAGAAATCAT